GTATTTAGCCTTAGTGAACTCTAAACGTGGCTTGGCATAAATTGGTGCTGTAACTGTTGGGCGCGAAGCTTCCACCGCAGGGGCTTCAACCTCAGGCGCAACGGCTACGGCGTTTGTTGTGTCTTCCACAACGGCCTCGCTTTCGTTTTGGGTTGTTATTTCTTTTGCAGCATCATCTTCAGATGCAGCAACGCTCAAAACTTCCGCGCTCTTAAACGCAGCAGCTTGAACAAGACTTGTTTCTTCCATTTTGCTTTTTAGCACACGATATACGCCACCATCGCGCTTGCCATCAATTACCTCAACGCCAACTGATAGGCCGCTGCGTAGTTGCTCAGATGCTTCAATGAGCGCATCGTTTCCGCGTGTTGTGTTGCTAATCTTAAATGTGGCATACATGCCATCTTCATCTTCTCTGTAAGACACCATGCGACCAATTGGCTTTTTTGCATCATGCTCTAGTAAAAGCTTTGGCTTAGGGCTATCAGGAATCTCAATTGATCCTTTTTCAAACACAACTTTGCCAGCAGATGTCTGTCCAATCTCACCATCAAACGGCACAATCTTGCCAGAGATGGTGCGCTCACTAATTGAGCATTCTAAATCGCTAGTAAATGTTAGGTGCATTTTCATTTCCATTCGGTGATAGGTTTTCCATTTCCATGGCTTGTTCTACTGTAATCAAACCTAGTGATAGCATTTTTTCAATTACAGTTAAGCGTTCAATTGCATTAACAGCCAAGAAAGCATCCTCAACATCAAACTTAACAATGTTAGTTGATGCTGTAATGTCATTCATGCTTAATCTGCCTTCAATAGCGTGTAAATATGGCGCTAGTGAAAGAGAAACAAACTGACGGCGTTCATCTTGCACGTTTGCATACGTCATGCTGTTGTTCATGTCTGCACTTATGTAATATGCAGGAACATTCATCAAACGTGCTACTTGTGTTGACATATTCTGTATTAAGTCAACATAGCCCATGTCCTTAGGACTAAAACTTGTCGGCACGTAGTCTAAAGTGCTAGTCAGATAGGCTGTTGCGCGCTGTGCTCGTGCCGACTTCCATGCGCCCAAAATTGCATCTACTTCTTCCTTACTTAAATCTGCTCCGGTGTTCTTAATAACACCTGAAGGCATCGGTGTGGCAGTTGCAACGCTTGTTGCTTTATCTAAATCAATTGCAGCTCTTAATGTTCTTGCGCCACGTGATAACACGCCTTCATCTATGCCTTGGAATGTAATCAAAGAACCAAGGCCAGACATTGGAACTTCTTTGCCATCTACATAATAACGTGTTATGTATTCGGTTTGTGGATCAGTATCAAATGACACGCGACCTGGTGCAATCCATTCAAATCTTGCAGGTCTGCCATCATCAAAATAAGTTTCTGTTACGCGCCAATAAGCAACGCCAAAAAATAGTAATGAATCTACTGTCCAAGCTAATGTAACAGATATTGGTTGCGCTGATGCTGGTTGCTCTAGCCATAATGGCTTGCCTAGTTTTTCGCCTGTGCTTTTCTTGTATAAGCAAAGTGGAAACGTTGCGATAGTGCCAGCAATTAAGTTTCTGCATCTAGCAACGCTGGGAACGCTGATAGCTTCTTCACGACCAACTGCATTAAACGCTAATGGGAGAAAATAGTTAAATGAATCCGTCATTAACGGCGGTGCAAGTTGCGCCTCTATTTTTGCAGGGCGGAAGCGATCAAATAGACCCATCGTTTAAGGATACCACACAAAACGGACATTCTTACCATTTCAGACAAAGATTTGTGGCTTGCTTTGTGGCTTTAGCAATTGATGCACCACCATAGCTAACGAGATGGCAGCAGACACATCCCCAGCAGACTTCCGGCGCACAATGCGCCATCCGGCATCGCTTTCTTTAGCCGCGCAATTGTTCATACTGTCAACTAGCGTTTGCTGGCCTGCATGGACAAGCCTGCCGTTGACTATAGCATCATAGAGATCAGAGCAGGCCTGATAAAACACAGTTCCAGACATATCTTGGATTTTGTGGCCTGATTGGCTTAGGCGCTCAGCCACGCTCATAGTTGCGTATTTGTCAAAACAAATCATCCTAGGTTTGTATTGCCTTGCCCATTCGTTTACTTCAATAGCCATTTTAAGTTCATCTATGGCTACTTGGCTTTCAAACTGGGCTATAACGCCTACGCCAACTTTGCCATCATCCATAATTTGGCCTGCTACTAGGCTTGCCATCTTTTTGTTAACCGATATGTCCATGCCAAATATAGTCAGCCTGCCAGGCTCTAGTTTTAGCTCAGCAAAGCCTAAATCTTCAAATGCGCGATAAGGCCAAGGTGATTTAAGGGCGCTGACCCATTGGCAAAGCGTTTCTGTGCGAGAAGCTTCTACGCTAGATGTGGCAATAGCTTCTTCAATAGTTTGTTCATCTATTAAGTAGCCAAGTGCAGGATTGGCCTGATACCAAGCGCTTTTATCTGTTATCTTTGCAAAATCATCTGCGCTATATTCCCAATAACCCATTGTGGCAGGTGGGTATGACAAGGCCCTAGATCGTAAATCATTTAATACGCTGGAATAGGCATCCCCGGCGTTACTAGTCATAAATATCTGACTATTTGGCCTTGCCCTAGTAATTGGCTTTGCTGCTGTCCAGGATTCTTCATCTATCTCACGTAATTCATCAATGTAAAGCAAGTCCGCGGTCTTACCACGGCTGCCATCTCTTGTTGCCGCGACTATCTCATACCGAGCCCCATTAAGAAGCTCAACTGATTCCTGACCATTAGCCACGCGGATCTGCTTTACTTGAGCCATCAACATTGGGTTATCTTCAATGACTTCAACTACCTTGCGAAAGGTATCTAAAGCCATACCCCTGTTAGATGACATAGCCACTATATTCTTTTCGCCAAAAACAAACAACCCTGCCAATATGCGTATGCGTGCTAGGTGTGTTTTGCCATTCTGACGTGCTACTAGCAACAAGCTTGTCTTTCTACGCCACTTGCCAGCCTTATCTACTGCCAGCAAGTCTTTAAGCACATATTCCTGCCAAGGCAGCAGCTCTAGCTTTAGATCATCAAGAAACTTCTTGACTTCTGGCAATCTGGTCTTGCCTTTTAGCGGCGCATTCTGCAAACGCGGCTTGGTTGCCCCTTTAAGTGCCTTCTTCAATTAGCCCCCGGCTGACTTGGACTAATAAAGGGTGAATCAGCATCAACGTGGATTGTTGTGTGTCCGTTTTGCACCGATTCAGACCGATTTACACCTTTTGGAGAGTTATTGAAGCGAAAGGCAGGGGGGGTAGACGCTGAGCCTAAAAAAACGGCATCCTTTTTTTTGATGTTGCACCTTCTACACGCAGCCACCAGATTATCAAGCGTATCTTCACCGCCCTTTGACTTGGGATATACGTGATCAACTTCATTAGCAGATTCCCCACAATAGTTACAAGTCCATGCATCACGATTAAGCACCTTTAACCTTATCTTCTTCCAATGGGAAGTAGCTCTATATGGCTTTAGTGCCATTGATAATCACCACTATTGAACCAAATGAAGCTGGACTTTTCCCATCATTAAACTTTAATCTACCTTTAACAAATTGTATCTCATGCTTCATAGCTACCTCATGAAACCATTTTGTATCGGTTGAGTTTGGCAACAAGTAGACACAAGGCAAATTACTTTCTTCACCTTTTATCAAGAAGTCTTTGATATGTTTCCCATAAGGTGGGTTACACCAAATAGCGTTGTTAGCATAATCATCCCAATTTACGCTTAATGCATCTCTTTGTTTATCATTAAAATGGTCTGGCCCTAAATAGTTTTCCACTTTTTTGTTGTGTGATAGAGCTGCTGCATCTAAATCAAACTTATATTTATCATTCCATAGGTTGAAGAAATAGTTTGGTGTTGCCCAATCTTTTTTCTTACCCCATTCAGGATACTGATGAACCATTGTGTGATAAGCCATTAATGCCACCCCTTATCTTTCCAATGCTGATATGCCTTACAAGCACAACCATCATATCTATGTTTAATATATTTGAGATGTGCATTGACTTGCTGATATGGGTTAAGTGTGCCATACCATTTACTGCGCATCTGTCCTAAACCATAGTGCGATCCATTACGCGCTAAATAGTCCCACCGGGATTCATGATGTATAAGCCAGTTATAGCATTCAAACTGTTTCCATTCCATCTTGTTGTAGGCATATAACTTGATATTCATAACGTGATAGCTGCGCTTTTCAGCAGCTTGTGTTTGTATTGTTTGCAACGGCAGCAGTGCAATTGCTAAGCCAGCAATAAACATAGCTCTCGCCAATGCTGGCTTGCCGTGCAAGCTGCCTTTCAGGCTTGCTGGCATGCCTAGCATAATGCCTCTGTCAAGTATCTTACAAAACCGCAGGTCAGAGGCTTGCATTGTCGACATTTGATAACACCTCGCTAACTGCACCAGAGCCGACAAATAAATCGTCGACTTCATCACCAGCTTCATAGCCCATTACCTTGAGCACCCATTCAGTCCACTCTTTCGGTTTGGAACCGATAAAGCCTCTTTTTGGTGGATTTGCAACCAAATAGTCATTAACACGATCTCCGACTAAATAGCCACGTCTTTCTTTGGGGATTTTGAAGATTACAGGCTCCCAGCTAGTTTTGATTCGAGATCCACTTGGTATAGCCACGGGTTTAATCCATGCGCCGACCCTGATTCCATTTCTAGAATCAGTTTGTAATACTTCCAAGTAAGTGCTCAATGAATGAACAGTCAAAGCAATGGCAAAACCGTCATAATCTGCCATCAAACCCTTTGCTAAGTTTTTGTGTGTTTCAGGGTTATCCCACAAATATGCTTCAGGATGATTATCAGCTTGATTCTGTCCATAACCATAGCCACAACCACCTTCACCGTAATATCTTACGGCCCGACCTAAATATGGTGGATCAGCGATTGCCAATTTCACAGGTCTCACACCTTTCACGTTTTCCATAAATCCACAGGCCACAGCCTATACATCTATGGATTAAATGGGTTTCAGTAGCCACTTGCCTGCAATAAATACACTAGATCAGCCAAGGTGAGAACAGCAACATATTGCCCAACAGATTTCTCACCCTGACCATTTAGGCGTAGAACACCCACGCCCATCCCTTTGTTTGCCTTGCGATCATGAAGTTGGCGCATTAGCCCTGACAAGTCCAAGTTAGTCCGAGCTTTGATTTCAATGTCCAAGCCATCAATTCCGGTGATGTCTGAGCCATCTCTACCTGCGCCAACAGGTAACGCATGTTGCCAGCCCTGCTCTCGCAAGTAGTCTGCTACAATGCGCTGCGTTGCA